ACTTGCAAAAGTTAATTAAGGTACATAATGAGCAACTTGATGATAAGTACAAACATTTTCAGCTTGGTAAGTGTGACTATTCAGACAGTGAGGGAATTATCCAGCGCCAAATTGATTATCCAACTACTAAGGAGGCAATCACAGCTCAATTAATTAATAAGTCAGGTGGTTATATTCGTGTAAGGTATGACCATGACAAGCAGATTAATTACATTGATTACACCAAAACAATAGGAGTATCCCACAAGGCGGACACTCCTATTTCTGTTGGTAAGAATATGCTATCTGCTAAACAGACTATTGATCCTACTGGGATAATCACTAAATTAATCCCACTTGGTAAAGTTCAGCCAGCACCTAAAACAACCTTAGGCAATGATGACACTGTCAACGAAGATGGAGTTGCTACTGGTGTAACTCACGCAGTTAATGGTGACTGGACGCAGGCAATTAAGAATGCTGCTAAAGTTATGGGCGTGAATATAACTGATGAATATGTTCAGAAAATTAAGAACATGATTCGTGGAGAAAGTAATGGTTCTGAAACAGTAGTAAACGGCTGGGATGCTAATGCACAAGCAGGACACCCAAGCGCTGGCTTACTTCAATTTGTAGAGAGTACTTTTCAAAATTATATGGTAAAGCCATTTACTACATGGAAATCTGGGTTCGATCAACTCTGCGCATTATTCAATATGAATGATTGGAAAGCAGAAGTTGATAAATGGCAGATTTATCATTCTTGGTCACCTAATGGTAAGCGCCGATTAACAGAAGTAAGCAGTACAACAACTTATAAGGGTTCACTTAACTCTTGGGGTTGGCCTTTTCCTAGTGTAGGAGAAGGGCATTTTATGTCTGCTCAATTGTTTGGAGTTCATGCTGGCAATGGTCGTACTAATAATTTCCATGATGGTCTAGACTTCGGCTCAATTGACCACCCTGGTAGCGAAGTTCACGCAATTCATGGTGGGACAGTAACGAGGATTAGCAGTGACGGTTATATCGGTTGGTATGTTGTAACTCACTCAAGAGATGGCTATGACATTGTCTATCAAGAAGCTTTTTCAAATCGTGAAAATATCCGAGTTAGTCAAGGTCAAACGATTAAAACTGGCGATGTAATTGGTATCCGTGATACCAGTCATGTTCATATCGGGGTTACTAAAAAATCTTGGTATGAAGGATATACCAAAGGTCATTCATTCGATCCTAACTGGGCGTGGTTAGATCCTTTGAAGTTAATTAAAGAGGGCGGTCAAAAAGGCGATAAGGATAGCACCTCGACTACTTACGAAGATGAAAGCCCACAGCCTCGGTACAACATATCTAGCGTGAACAATGGCAAGGATTATATCGAAGATGCTGATCTAATACGGCAGTTTGGTGTAATTGAAGGAACGCAGATTTTTGATGACTTGCAAGATCCAGAACAAATTAAGCAGATGGGCGAGAAGTGGCTTGCCAACGAGAAACAGCATATCACTAAGAACTCATTTGAAGTTTCAGCATTGGAACTCCCCGAATTTGATCGGTTCAAGGTTGGAGATTCCTATCAGTTCATCAACCCTCAGGTATCCAAAACAGCTCAGTTACTTCAAGTAGTCGAAAAAGATATTGACTTTTCACACGAAAGAAACAGCAGTCTAAAAATTGCTGATGTTACTAAGAGTTTGACTGATTATCAAATTGAAGATAGTAAGAAGATTGACGCTCGATTTAGATCAATTCAGAATACACTAGCGCAACAGTCACTGACTATTGCTAATTTATCTTCTGGTGCAATGAGTGCCGAAAGTAATACCAGTCAGGTTAATCAAAGCATTAACCAAGTATCTGATCAGAGTACTTTCAACGCTAGATATATCAAGGATCAGTTAGACAATCAATTGAAAGACTATGCTGAAATCAAAAAAATTATTGATGATCTACCGAACAAGTATGCAACAGTTGAACAACTGAAATCATTGGGAGAAAGGCTAGATGAATTAGAACAGAAGGGAGATAGCAATGGCTAATTATTTTGATAACAGCCACATAGATGGCAAACAGTTAACTCCACAACAAATTGCGGACGCTATACGCCACAAAAAGTTTGGCGTTGATGTTCGTGAGGCTATGGCTCAAGGCTTGGAGTACTGTATGACACAGGCTCAAAAGGTAGATAAGCTAGAGCAGGATTTAAGTAATCTAGATAAGCGAGTTACGCCATTAGAAGTTTTGCCTAATGAAGTGGCGGAAGTTAAACGAGATATTGGAACGATTAATAAACAGATTGACAAGCTCAACGTTGCCGTCTTTGGCGATGGGGCAGTCCCAATTGATACTCCAACAGATTCAAACAACCAAATTAATAAAGCGCAGGAGGTGCATTTAGATTAATGAATAATCTTAATTCAATTAATAATAACGGCGTACCATATTACTTCCCAGCCGATATTGCTAAGGAAGGCCAACAATACGCCCGTTTCAGCAATTGGCTGAAAACTCGTGTAAATGACAACGGTAAGAAAGTACCAGTTAAGTGGTATGACCAAGGTCGTGTAATGAATGTGAATGGTTTAACGCCTTTTATTCAAGGTATGGTAGGTCACTTTACGACTGATGAAAATGATGAGCTAATTCCATCTTCTGATGTTGTATCACGTGACTGGCAAGGTTCTCCAGCAGATGTAACTGATGGAGGACTTGCTTTCTATACTTTGGAAGATCAATTCTTCTGTCAAGAAGGCCAATTTAAAGGCGTGTTTGGTTTGCGTGATAGTAATGGCAATGTCTATACTAGCGTGAACATTGTGTTTGAAATCTTAGGTAATGACCTTAGAATGGGTGAGACTACTAAGTACTACAGTTCTAAGCTAGATAAGATGATCCAAGAGTTTAATATGCGTACAGATCAAGCAGTTAAAGATTTTAATGCAAAGATTGAAGCCGGAACTGAAAACAATCGAGCAGCATTGAATGCTCTTAGTGCAAGCATTCAAGCTAACCGCGATGAACAAGCTAATTTATCACAACGTATAGCTGGTACAGAGCAACAAATTGAGCGCAATGATCTTATCAGAATCTCAGATTTTTGGGCAGGAATTGATAAAGAAAAAAATTCCAGAATTGATGGCGATGAAGAATTAACGAAGAGATTTGACAATTTATTGAGCAATGTTTCTGATAAAAGTGATACTAATTCAGCTCCTGAAATTAAAGACGCAAGACTTGGTTCAAAATTTGTAAGTGATTTTTTGTATAACACACTAGGAAACGGAATTAGAGATCAATTTAACAAGTTATTTCATTTGCTAATTCTATCTGAAGGATCTGATGCTGCTAAACTTTCTAGAAAGAACATTGAATTGAATGATAAATTGCAGCATTTACTAGACTTGATTTATAGCCTATGTCAAGTTAATTCAACACCTCTATTAGATCAGGATGGGGTACAAATAGAAACAGAAGATGGAGTTTTAATTAATGCAGAAGCATTAACTATAGAAACTGATACCACTTTATCTCAGCTCAATAAAGCAGCGGATGCCTATAGCGTTGGGAAAGCTATTGGAAAAATAAAAGCGTTAACTCCTGAAACTCCATCTGGTGGTGATATGTTGCTATCCGAAGTACCATCACAGCCAATTAAATTTACTCCAGATGACAGCACTGATGCGGGTATTGTTTTAAAACCCACAGGAGGCACTGGATTTGATTCACAAATTGTAGAAAGTCCCAACATTATTTGGGATGATTCCAGAAATCAATATATTATGGTCTATACGGCGTACAATTCAAATAATGTAGGTTCTATAGGATGGGCAACGAGCAGTGATTTAACGAATTGGAACTCACAGGGACAATTGTTTAAAAATAGCGGAAATCCTGCAAATGGTGACAAGAATGGCTGTACTGGTCCTTGTTTAGTCAAGTATGACGGAATTTACTATCTGTTTTACTTAGGATTAAACGGTGAAGGCTATGAAGGTGGTCCTATTAACTTATGCCTTGCAGTCAGTTCAGATCTACAGTCTTGGACTTACAAGGGAATATTAATTGCACCAACTAGTGACATACCTTGGATATCTAATAAAATCTTTCATCCTAATCCAATGAAAATTGGAAATTATTGGTTCATTTTTTTCAACGCGAACGGAACAATTGACGGTGAAACAGCGGAAAGAACTGGCTTTGCTTATTCTACAAATATTGATGGACCTTATATTGTTGATCCTGACCGTATTTCTAAATTTGCAGAAGATATTGGAAATCATAGCAGTATTCAATGCGGTGATCCATCTATTTTCAAACTGAATGGGTTATACTACATGTTCTATTTCGATACAAGTCACGGTGATGAGGTTGTAGATAGATACGCATGGACTACTCCAGGGGAATTTCCACGAGGATGGCGATATGGGGGAGCTGTTATCAAGAATAATAAACCATTTAATAAAACCTATGCGCATAAGCCATTTGTCCTAATTAAAGACAATATTCTATACCACTACTACACAGCCGTAGGAGATGAAGGACGCTGCATTGCATTACAAACTTTTGATTTAAATAATAAGAAATAGGAGATAAATATAATGGCAAAAAAAATTTTGGATTTTAAAACAGACGAAGCAAAAAGTAATGACTATGTTTTAGTTACTAATGACACAGATGGCACTAGAAAAGTAAGAGTACCAGATTTGAACTTTAAGTATTTAAAATTTTCAGGCACTACTGACGAAAATGGATTTGTGCCAACCGAATTAAATGTATTACACAATCACCCAATAAGTGTTTTTGTGGCAAATACCTCAAGCAGTTTTTATCCAGATTTTGATAAAGGTGTCTTTACTGTAAGAGTATGTGGATATAATGGAAAACCAATTATTGGTGATAATATTACGGGTACTATTTACTATGTGATAGATTAGGAGAAAATCTTAGTCGCTTAAGAAATAAACAGTACGCAAGGGCGGCTATTAAAGGTGATAAAAATGCTAAAGAGTTATCAAAAAATTAGATCAGATCCACTTAAGCTAGTCTTAAACATTTTACAAGGCTTAATTTCACTATGGGTCACTGGAATTGGACTATTCCTCTTTAGTGATCAGCATTACTTCTTTTGGCCACCTGATTGGTCAAACATAGAAAACGACATCAGAATTGATACTTTTATAGTACTAGTTGGGCTAGTACTTTTTTTATGCACAATTTTTGGCGTGAAAAATCGCAAGGTTATAGCGACTCTGTTAGTTTTTTGTGGTGCAATTAGCCTATCTATGGCTACCTTGTCACTGCTCCATGTCATCATGTCTAGTTATTGGGTTATGGGACTTAATGTGATCGGAGAATTGATTCTTTTCAGTTTGGTTCTATTAGTAGCTCATTACTTATAGGAGGTGGGACGTTTGCAAGATCTAAGCAATCTGATCTTAGCAATTGCATACTTGATCGGTGCAATTACTACTTTGTATCAGGTCAAAGCTAAAGCCAAACATGACGCTCCACCAGATGATAGTGTTGACAATCTAAAAAAAGAAATTAAATCTTTACAAAATAAATTGAAGGAGAAACAAAAATGATTAAAAAACTAGAAAAAGAATTAAAGAAGTTAAACGTGACGCGTGCAAAGTTATCTAAGTTCTTATCCAAGCAAAATAAGAAAACTTTATCTGCTAACCAACGTGCTTTGCTAGTTGAACAAAAGCAAGCAATGGCTAAGTATGCCAAAGTGCTGAAGTTGCGCATTAAAGATTTAAAGGAGGCGGCTAAATAATGAGTTTCAGTCATCTATTAGACTTGATGGTTGTTGCAGTATCAGTTGCAGCAGTTGTAATTGTATCTTTCTATACTAAGCATAAAATTGAGATCGATGAAAGAGCTGCTAAAGGTGACCGAGTTGCAATGGCACAGCAAATCGTAGCACAAGCGGTAACCCCTCTCGTTTATCAAGCAGAGAAGAGGGGTGGGGCAGGCGAAGAGAAGATGGATTTCGTAATTAACGGATTAAATCTCATCTTATCCTTGGCACACTTACCAGCTTTACCAGCAAGCTTTTTGAAGGGCTTAGCTGAAAAAGCAGTTGTAGCAATGAAACAAACGCAAGCAATTTCCGATGCCGTGGATAAGCCAAAACCGAACAAGACAATTGTGGCCAACTTTGGTCAAACAAATAAACCCGAATAATAAAAAGTGACCAAAAATGATTCTTTTGGTAATAACGAACATTTTAAAGAAGAAGGTATATAAATGGAAGTAGAAAAAAGAAGCTATGGAGTAGATGTATCCAGCTTTCAAGGTACTGATTTATCAGCTATGACCAGAGCAGGCGCTAAGTTCGCTATAGTTAAATTATCAGAAGGTACAGGCTATCAAAATCCTAAAGCTTCAGCACAAATTTCAAGTGCAAAAGCTAATAATATGCTTACTATGGGTTATCACTATGCCCACTTTGGCGCTGATATCAATCGAGCAGTACAAGAGGGTAACTATGCAGTAAACTCAGCAAAAAGTGCTGGGCTACCAGTTGGTACATACTTAGCCAGTGACTGGGAAGTAGATGATAATAATGTTACTAACGGTGGACGAGTACCTAGTGCTAATGCTATTTTGGCTTTCCTTGATGTGATTGTAGCTGCAGGTTATAAGCCACTCTTATACTCTGGTGCAGCCCTATTAAAAGGTAACATTGACACTGGTAAGGTACTTGCTAAATATCCTAACTGCTTATGGGTAGCAGCATATCCACTAGGCAATGGTGTGCCAGCAAGTGAACCAGACTTTGGTTACTTCCCATCAATGGAAGGTGTGGCTATTTGGCAATTCACTGACGATTGGAAGGGTATGAGCGTTGACGGTAACATCTCACTGATTGACCTTAAATCTGACAGTAAGTCAACTCCTCAATCCTCTAAGCCAGTAGTTAAGCAACCAACACCACAATCTTTTGTAGATGAACTTGGCGATACTTGGTTCAAAGAAGAAGGCAAGTTCTACCCGAATGGTACGATTAATATTCGCTACGGCGCTAGAACTACCAGTGATATTATTGGTACAGTTACTAAAGGCGATTGCGTTAAGTATGATGCATATAGCCGTCATGGCGGTTATGTCTGGATTAGACAGCCACGATCAAACGGTTATGGATATCTAGTTTGTCGTGCGGGAAATGAAGCATGGGGAACTTTTAAATAATTGAATATATAGGAAAAGCCACTCTGGAGATTAAGTTCTCTGGGGTGGCTTTTTTGCATACAATAAATTTTCTATTATTTTAACTATGTTTTCTTATTACAAATTTACTTGCAAAATGTTATAATTTATTTGCAATTAAGTAAGGAAGTTTGAATTCAATGCACTCAAAAAGCACTACCTGATCGTCACAAAAGGTAATGCTTTTTTAATCGCTTAGTGCAACCTTCTAAGCGTTGAGGGTGGACTACAGGGGAACGGCTTATTTTTTTGGCTAAAAATGGCTAAAAAGAATTGCTGAATTATAAAGCCATAAAACAATGAATGTTGGTGCATCAATATTTTAAGTGCTTTATGTAAACATAAATAATCAAACACTGAAACCTGTACTCTCCTTTAAATTTGGTCCGTAAGTAGTAATCTTACGGGCTTTTTTATACACTTTGATCGCTAAATATTTGCTCAGGATGAAATCTTATTCTTATTTTTTATTGAAATAGTTAAATAAAATTTAAAAACGTATGTGCTTTATTTTTTTGCTGTTACAATATTTATTAGCACAATTAATTGAGGTTAAGTAAAAGTGAAATTGCATTGTTTAATTCAATT